AACAGCCATTTGCGGATCCGAACAACGCGCAGGTTCACAACATCTCGGTTTCCGAGACGGGATTTGGATTAACCTTTACTCTTGGCACGGAAACTGCTACAGGTGGAGCGACCATATCCCCAAGCGGATCGGCGGCGACATGGAGTGTCGGTGACGAGACGGCATTCGGGGAGGCGTTCCAGAACTTGATAACCCTGAGCGTGAATGACTTGAAGCTCACCCTGTGGAACGAAACGGATGACAGCGAAACGTCATCATGGACGGAAGTTGATGACAGCCAGACCGACAGTTGGTCTGATGTTGACGATAGCCAAACGGCGTCATGGACGGAAATTGATGATGGTTAAAAATAGGAGGAACTAAAAATGGCATCAACATACTCAGGAACCCTGAACCTTGAGCTACAGACAACCGGGGAGAACTCGGGAACTTGGGGTACGATAACAAACAACAACCTGCAAAAGCTGGAATCAGCGATCAAGGGATATGTATCCGTAGCTATTGCCAGCACTTCCGATTCTTTGACTGCATCTGACGGTTCAACGACGGACGAGCAAAGCAACGCGATAATCAAGCTGACGGGAACGCTGACGGGCAATACGACCATGCAGTGCGAGGCGGTGGAGTCCTGGTACATTGTTGATAACGCAACAACAATGGGTACTTATACTCTTAACTTTAAACCTGCTGGTGGATCGGGAACTACTGACGGACTTATAGCGGGATCAAAACACTTACTGTACACGGACGGATCGACGATGTTCGACGTCCTGGACGACGCGGGAAACATCACGGCCAACGGAACACTGGACGTGGCGGGAAATGTTAATTTCGATGGCGGTACGTTTGTCTTTAATGAAGCTTCTGCTGATCTAGACTTTAGAATTGAATCAAACGGTAATGCCAATGCCATCTTTGTTGATGCCGGCAATGACCGTGTAGGAATTATGAATGCCAGTCCTTCCGTTGCGCTGGACGTCACCGGAGGCATCAACGCTTCTGGTACAATCGCCTTTGCGGGAGCCGTGGGATTTGACGGAGGGGCCTTTACGTGGAATGACACAGGGGCTTCCCTTGATTTCAGGTGCGAAACAAACACACTGGCGAACGCTTTCTTCATTGACGGATCGGCCGACAAAATAGGATTTGGAACTAACGGACCCGCCGACGCAAGCGTGGAAATCAACCAGGCCAATTCATCAGGCGCCATTGCCTGTTTGTCTTTGGATCAGGATGACACCGACCAGGAATTCATCAAGTTCGACGGCACAAGCGCCTCGGACCAGAGTTCAAGCATTACAACGGACACAACCGTGGGATCACTGACAGGACACGTTCGTGTCAATGTTAATGGAACGGATTACTGGATGCCATTTTACGCAACCAACTAGGAGTTAAATGCCACTAGCCAAGATACAGATACGGCCTGGAATTGACAAGCAGCGAACCGAATATGGCGCCGAGGGAACGTGGACGGACGGTGACAACGTACGATTCCGCTTCGGACTGCCGGAAAAGATTGGGGGATGGCTGAAGGTCACGAGTGACGCCCTCATAGGGGCGACGCGTGCCATGCTTACATGGAATGACCTAGCCGGCACCAAGTACACGATGTTCGGAACCAACAAGAAGCTTTACGTCTTCTCGGAGGATTTTGAGCCGGACTACTACGACGCCACCCCAACGCGCGGAACGGGAAGCATAACGCAGTTTTCCGTGACCAACGCGTCAACGACAGTCGACGTGACGGAAGGGTCGCACGCGGCCCGTGTCGGGGACTACGTGACGATTTCCAGCGTCAGCGCGGATGTCGGCGGAATTACGCAGGCCAATCTGCAGAATGAGTTTGAAATAATCAAGACGGCGGACGCCAACACCTTTACCATAACGTCGCCGGCGGCGGCGACATCAACGGCAACCGGCGCTACGGCAACGGCAACCTACAAGATTTATTCCGGACCCGCCACGTCCGTTTACGGATACGGCTGGGGAATGGGAGCGTTCAACCAGACCGAGTGGGGCGATTCGCGCGAGGACATCACTGTTTCTCCCGTCGTCCTTGAATCCGGAAAATGGAGCCTGGACAACTGGGGAGAGGACGCTTTGGCGTGCCGGTTCAACGGTGGACTGTACACGTGGGACACGTCAGCGGGACTCAGCAGCAACCTGGCAGCGGTTCTCAGCAACGCCCCAACGACAAGCAGGTTCATGATGGTATCCGGCGATGACAGGCATGTTATTCTGTTCGGAACGGAGACAACGATAGCCACCAGCTCGACGCAGGACGACATGTTCATACGCTGGTGCGACCAGGAAAGCAACAACACATGGACGCCAACCTCAACCAACACGGCCGGTTCACAGCGTCTGACAAGGGGAAGCAGGATCATGGCGGCTGTAAGGAGCAGGGGTTCCGTCATTATTTTAACGGACACCTCCCTTTACCAGATGCAGTTCATCGGTCCTCCCTTAACGTTTGGATTCAAGTTTATAGCCGACAACTGCGGGGCGGTGGGAATGAACGCCGTGATTGACGTTGGAGGAAGGGTTTTCTGGATGGGAAGGGAATCATTCTTCGTGTTCGACGGGGCGGTAAGAAAACTTCCGTGCACCGTGCAGGATTACGTATTTGATGACATCGAGCCAAGCGCGCAGCAGGACGTATTCTGCTCCTCCCTCTCCGACTTCGGCGAGGTGATGTGGTTCTATCCTTCAAGTGATTCCGTGCAGATGGACAGGCAGGTGACATACAATTACCTGGAAGATTCATGGCACGTCGGCTCACTGGCAAGAAGCGCGTGGACGGACCGAAGCGTGTATGATTATCCGCGTGCGGCGGAATATGACGCGGATGACACAACAACCGCCGTTCCAACCGTGTACGGGGCCACGGCCGGAAGGACGTTTGTATACAAGCAGGAATTCGGAAAGGACGCGGACGGAAGCGCCATGACATCCTACGTGGAGTCAGCTGACGTTGACATTGAGGACGGAGAAAAAATGATGTCAATACAGAGGTTCATACCCGACTTCAAGAACCTGTCGGGATCTATTGACCTAACCCTCAAGTTTCGAGACTATCCATCATCAACCCAAAGGACAAACGGTCCGTACGAGGTAACGACATCAACCAACAAGATTGACACGCGCGCACGGGGACGACAGGCCGCTCTCAGGATTGAAAGTGACGCCGAAGGAGATGACTGGAGATTCGGGACTTTCCGCGCTGAAATAAGGCCGGACGGAGGACGATAATGTTAAATTATAGCAATCCTTTCCTAACTCCTTTCGGAGGTTCAAGAAGCCAGTTTATGCAGCCTTTTCCTTCGATCATGCAGCCACCACCCCAGGCCGCGCAGACACCGGCACAGCCGGAACAGGACCAGTATGACTTCGCCGGATGGGCGGACAGGCTGGACAGGATTGAAAAGGGGATTGGAAGCCTTACGGAAGAGTTCAACAGTTTTCAAACAAACAGAGACAATGCTGCACAACAGCTAATGTCTTCCAATACTAATCCAATTTCCAATTCACTTGTATCAGGACTTGGATCCCTGTCATCCCCGCAGGACACGGGGTTTAATTTTGATCCGGAAGGGGGAAGCTTGATGAGCCAACTGGCAACGGCTTACGGTGGACAGACGCACAACGAACAGATGGGAAGAGGACCGGCAGGATTCACGCAGGGGTTCGCTGATTTTTTCACCGGGGAAGGATACTACGCTGACCCAAGAGGTACTTATACCGATGGACCTTGGAGCATTTCAGACAAGCCAATTCAATATGGGGGAGGGACAAGAGGTGGTGGAGTCTTAAATCCACATGGTTATCCTGGATCGTTTACTGGTAGTTTAGCAGAACAACTTCAGCCACTCATAAAACCAGTATCACAACCTGGAAAACCACTCATTCAATATCAAGGAAGACCAAATGACATGCAACAACCAATACAACAAGGTGTAGGAATTACAGGCCTCGCGGCCTATCAACAAAACAAGGGAGCGGGAATATAAATGTCAAAGATTGATCCACCAGTGCTGCCAACACATCCGGGCGCCAGATGGAGCGACAAATGGGCTGAATACGGAGAGGCTTATTATGAAAACAGGGGAGTGGTGACCGCTGACAAGTTCAACCAACTGGTCGACGCGCTTGATCAGACAATCAAGTCGCTGAACACCTCCTACACGCCGGAGCAGCTTCGCGAGGAGGCTGAGCGCATGTCTTTATTCACCCTACCAACATAATGAACGCAGAGTATAAACAAATACCCGTGAAAGGGATACTGTTCTACAGCAGGGAGAAATTAATAGAAGTGGCGCGAATCATAAAACCCGAAGGAGAACTTACTAATGAGGATCTGGAAGACGCCAAAAAGTATTTTTATGATTTTGGAAAGGACATGGAAAGATAATGGCGCGCCAAAATTACACAAACAGGACGGGGAAACTGGACTCGACGAGCCGCACGACCGTCTACACCGTTCCGAATGAAAAAATGGCTATAATACAAACAGGAACCGTGATGAATAATTCTGGCGACACGCCAACAATGACCGTCGAATTTGCCAATTCAGGCGGTACGAATTTTACATTCATAAACACTGATTCCTTTTCCGCCTATCAAAACAAGCTTATGCTTTCACGTCCTTTTTTCCTGGATGAAAAAGAAAAAATTAATTTCACGGCGTCCGCAGCCGATAAGTTTGAGTACATCCTTTCCATCGCGGAAGTGGATCAGGGAGTGAACAACAAGTACATAAGTAAAATGGTGGACATGGATTCAACAAGCAAGACAACAATTTACACCGTTCCGGAAAACAGAACGGCCCTCATAGTGGACCTTCCTAGCTGTAATTATAGTGGAACCAACACTGGAAATAATTCCCTGGTTCTTACCAATGCCGATGGAACAGATTTTCTGTGGGAATTTGGAACTTGGGTGGCCAGCACCACGTACAGACATATTGTCAGAAGCTATGTTATGCAAGAAAAAGAAGCTTTGAAATTCACTGTTGCGGTGGCCGACAGGATTAATATTTTTGGCAGTTTTCTGGAAATGGAAAAGGCTGGCGGAACCGCTTCTGAATAATAATTCTTGCAAGGAGTGCATAAAATGAGTATAAAAGAGGACATAATCGTGACAGCCGGAAAACCTACGGTTTCTCCGCCGGACGTGGAAACCAAATCCACGGTCAAGCACGCCACAACAGGGGAGGTTTACGCCAGTGAAGAGGATGCGCAAACCGACATCGACAACCCTGCGACTGACACAACGGAAAATGACATAAGGAGGGACGTTTCAATCAGCGTGAACAAGCTACCCAACATACTAGGAGGAACATCGTAATGGCACCTCCAAGAATAAGACGTAAACTAGAAGATCAAAGTGCGGCGGCGAAGGCCAATGCTATAAGATCAAGAGTTTATCAAATGAGAAATGCAGACCAAATGGGAATAATGAATCCTAATTTAAGGGGACCGGCAGTGGGCAACACGGCAGGACGAAGACCATGGACACCAGGTTCAACGGGTAGAATGATATACTCCACACCCGAAGAAAATGAATTTTCTGGTGGCGTACTTCCAGGTCCAGGACAATACCAAAATCCATACTTCGGACAGAAGCAGTGGAACCCGGATGACATAGGCGGACAGACATGGGATGTCGATTACACTACTGAAGATCTTACCGAGCAGGAAAGACCAAGGTGGGATATATTAAATAGACTTAAACAACTTTATCCTTTTAACCGTGGCGGAATAGCGAGTTTACCATATGCAAGATAAACAGAACAGGGGAATAGGAGCCTACAGGGACCGACCAGGATATTTCATGGGCGGAATGATTGGGGGCGCGATACTTGGCGCACTCGTCAACAAGATCCAGGGAAAGGATGTTAAACGTGGCGCCGTCTGGGGTGGCATAACTGGCGGACTGGGTTCATGGGCTGGAAAAACTTTCATGCCGGCAAATTATGCTCATATGACCGATAAAATTAGAAGAGGATTACCTTGGTACCAGAGAATGCTTGGTACTCTAGGCACGTCAATGGGTAAATATGCTAAATATGCTCCGGCAGTAGTAGGTGCAGGAGCAGGAGCAGGTGCAGCATGGCTCGCAAGCGACCCCGAATGGGAAGCAAGGAAAATAAGGGCGGAGAAAGAACGGAGGCTTCGAGAGCAAATGGCAAGAAACCGTAGCTTTTATCCAAACTGGTACAGGAACCCCTGGACCGGCAATGAGATGAACCCGTATGGACTTAACACCGGCGGAATGATCAACGCGCGACAGGGTTATCCGGGTGGCGGATCAGCAACACTGGAATACACTGACC